CAAATGATAGCATACGATAGGTGGAACGCTTCACAGATTGTAATTGACCTTACAGAAGAAGGTTGCCCAATGATTCCTGTAGGTCAAGGTTACAGAACAATGTCTCCTGCTACTAAGGAGTTTGAAACATTAATATTAGCAGGAAGTATCCGTCACGGAGGAAACCCTGTGCTTAGATGGATGATGTCTAACGTAGTTTTAGCTTTAGACCCTGCAGGAAACGTAAAACCAAACAAAGCAAAATCAAATGATAAGATTGATGGAATTGTAGCTTGTCTGATGGGACTGTCAGAGGCTATGCAAAACAAAAATAATGGTGGATCAGCATACGATGACAGGGAGATATTCTTTATCTAAAGATGAGATAATAGCTCAAGAGCAAGACTCTATAAGACAAATCTGCGAATCAGTTGCAGGTAGAAACCAAGACTATCACCTTGTGGATGATTTGATTCAAGAAATTAATGTTATCCTCCTTACACAGATAGAAGAAACCATCCAATCACTCTACGAGACTAATCAGCTAAAGTATTTCATAGCTAGAGTAACAACAAATCAAGTTTTATCAAACACATCACCATTTCACAAGACTTATCGTGATAAGGGTCTTATGAATGCTCCTGCATATTTTGAATACGATGGTACTGCCGATGATTTATGGAAAAAGGCATTATCTATAGAGAATAGTATGAGTAAGGACATAATTTATTTCAGATTTGAATACGGACTTAAAATATCGCAAATATCAGCTATAAAAGGTGTTTCAGAGCGATATGTATATAGAGTATTATCAAGAACCTTAAAATATTTGAAAAAAACTTTGTGATATTGGTTCAGTATTTAGGTGTTTTTACTATTTATTAATGTATAACTATTCAAGCAGCTTTGGGTCTATTCGATTTCTTTACAAACAAAAAAACCAACACGGACAAGGAAACTCGTTCTGCGTTTGGTCAAACTGTGCTTAACGGCATTTTCGGCAATGCTTCAGGACAGGGAGTATCAAAAGAACAAGCAATTCGCATATCGACAGTCTGGTCGTGTGCTAGAGTTCTATCCGAAACAATAGCCTCCCTTCCTATCTGCCTTTATTCTAAAGATGAAGATAATAAGAAGATTAAATTAAAATCCGATCCATTAAATAATTTAGTGGGTGAACAACCATCTCCGTTATACACCTCTTTTATGTTTTTTGAAAGAGCTTTGGTTGATTTAAGTTTTGATGGTAACTTCTGTGCTTATATAGAAAGAAATGCAGGTGGTTTACCAATCGGACTACACCCTATTCAATTTGATGATGTAGAAGTATATGTTACACCTGATGGGAGGGGAGTTTATTATGAAGTTATACAAAACCCTGACACTCCATATCCAATAACAGGTAAAGTTCAATCTATCAATATGATTCACGTAAAAGGGATGTCATTTGATGGTATAGTAGGTAAATCACCTATCGAAGCAGCAGCAGAAACATTAGGAATTTCAATATCATTAGATAAGCACGCAGGATCTTGGTTTAGGAACGGCTCACAGTTGGGAGGAATACTAAAACATCCAGGCACTCTTAAAGCCGAGACTGCTAAACGCTTAAAAGAATCTTGGAACTCTAACTACTCAGGAACTCTTAACGCAGGTAAAACTGCAATCCTTGAAGAAGGGATGGATTGGACTGCTAGAACTGTTCCAAATAATCAAGCTCAATTTATTGAGTCTAGAGAGTACCAAGTAAGTGATATTTGTAGAATCTTTAGAGTACCTAATCACCTTGTAAACGATTTATCTAGAGCTACCTATAGCAATATAGAGGCACAGCAAATTGATTTTGTGGTACATACTATCACTCCTTGGATAAAAAGAATTGAAAGCGAACTTAACGCTAAACTTATTCCTAGTAAAAAAAGAGGAACTGAATACTTTAAGTTTAACCTTACAGCGATTCTTAGAGGAGATTCTAAGAGTAGAGCTGATTACTACCGAACATTGGTAAACATCGGTGTAATGTCACCTGATGAGGTTAGGTCGCTTGAAGATATGAACCCTATGGGTGAAGAAAGTGAAAAGGTTTATATGCAATCTAATATGATGCCTCTTGACCGATTAGGTGAAGATACATCTAGACAGAAAATATCAGAATAAACTTATAGATATGAAAAATAACAAAGAAATAAGAGTATATTCTTCTGATTGTGAAGTTCGTATGAGTGAAAACTCTGACGAAGTTACAGTTAGCGGATATGCTGCTTTATTTGAACACGAAAGTAGAGATTTAGGCTTTAGAGAGTCTATTTCTAAAGGTGCTTTCGAGGGAAGGCTAGATGACAATGTTATCTTAACTTTCAATCACGATTCTAACGCTATATTAGACAGGAATCAAGGTGGTACACTTAAACTCTCAGTAGATGAGAGAGGATTGAAATATGATGGAACTTTACCAAATACTTCTACAGGTAACGATGTCGCTGAACTTATGCGTAGAGGTTTATTGTACGAATCGTCTTTTGCTTTTACAGTTGAAGATGATGAGTGGACTCAAGATGGTGATGTCCATAAAAGAAGCATTAATAAAATCGGCAGGTTATTTGATGTTTCTATAGTAGGTGTTGGTGCTTATGCTAATACCGATGTTGCACTACGAGCTTTGGAACAAATCAAGGAAGATATTTCCGAGAAAGTAGAAGAAGTAATAGTGGAGCAAGTTGAATGCGATAGTGAAGAAACACTTAATAAAATCGAAATGTTACAAAATGAATTAACACTAAAAAGTAAACTCTAAAAAGATGAAAAACTCTGTAGAATTACGTCAAGAAAGAGCAGGATTGATTGCTGATGCAAACACTCTACTCGAAACTTGTAAAACTGAAGCTCGTAACTTCAGCGAAGATGAAAAAGTATCTTACGATGCTAAATTGGTATCTATTGACAACCTTAAAAAAGACATCGACTTGGTGGAACGTCAAGAAAAACTAAACGCAGAAGTTGTTGCAACTCCTGTATCTCACTCAACTCAAAATGTATCTGACTCTAAAGAACTTAGAGGATTTTCTTTTGTAGAAGCTTTCAACGCTGCTAAAAGTGGTCGTGTAGAAGGTTTGGTAAAAGAGATGGATCAAGAAGCTCGTAACGAGAACCCTTCTCAAAACTTTAAAGGTGTTGCAATCCCTTATTCTGCTTTAGAATATCGTGCAAACAACACAGGTCTTACTTCAAACTCTCAGCCAGTAGAGGTTAAGTCTTTTGTAGACGATATGTTTGCTGCTTCTGTATTAGTTGGAAACGGAGCAAATATGTACACAGGTATTTCTGCTTCACAGAAAATTCCAATCGTAGCAGGAATTACAGCAGGTTTTATTCCTGAAAATGGTTCTGCTGTTAACACTCCAGCAGGTACTGTAGAAGGTGGTCAGTTAAACCCAAGTCAAATTATCGCTGCTACCAATGTTTCTAACGCTGCTATTCAGCAAAACGCTTCTATCGAGGCTGCTTTCCGAAGAAACTTCGCTTCTGCGATTATGGCTCAATTCGAGAAGAACTTATTGAACGTAGCTGACATTACAGGTCCTACTTCTATCTTCTTGGATGGTACATCCGCTTCAACTGACTGGACTGCTACAACTGCTTTAACTGCGGTTCAAGCTTTGTTCAACAGCTTGATTACTAAAGGTAACGATGTAAACAAGTCTTCTATCAAATTGCTACTTAACGGAAACGCTTATGCTGATTTGACTTCTCAAATTGCAGCTAAAGATGGTTCTGCTTTCAACGCAGCTTCTATGAACTTGGTTGATAAGACTGTTCTTAACATTCCTTACGCTATATCTTCTAACGTAGGTAATGGTGCTAACGATACAAGAGCAAGAGCTTTAATGTTAGATATGGAAAAAGTACACCTTGCAATGTTTGGTGGTCTTGATTTATTAGTTGATCCATACAGCCAATCTTTGAATGGTGGTACTCGTCTAGTGTTAAGTACTCTTTTAGATGGTTTGATTGCTCAAACTACTGGAAAAGAAGCAGCAGTAAAATGTGTTGCAGCAGCTTAATAATAGCTTATAGTTTAAATTAAAAAGGGAGTCCTTCGGGACTTCCCTTTACTTACAATATTAATTCTATGTACTTAGACCCAAACACAAACATACAAGGCGATTTAGTTCTAACAGACGATCCTACAACACAAGTAGTATCTGTAGCTGAAATTAAATCACATCTACGTATAGATACGAGTGATGAAGATACTTTGTTGGGTCTATATATAGATGCTGCTACTGAGATGGCAGAGAATTATTGTGGTAGACATTTTATTACACACACCTATAAATTATACTTTAACGAGGTAGTTCAAAAGGCTTCATTAATTTTCCCTGATTGTACTTTGGTTACTCAAAGTGGTCAGAACGACCATAGGTCGGTTTGGTATGTTAATGCATCAGGAACAGAAATTGGTTCTGATAATGCTTTTATAGATGCTTATTCTAATCCATCCATAGCGTATTTGAGTAGTGATTTTACAAACACAACATTAAAGGATAATGCAGCCAATGTATTTTACTTTAATTTTAAGGCAGGATTTGGTGATGCAGCAAGTAATGTACCACAAGCTATTAAACAAGCGATTAAGTTAATCGTAAGCGATATGTATTATTTCAGAGAAGATAGAAAGCGTAGCTTCCCTATGGCTTCTGAGATACTATTACAACCTTACAAATGCTATCATTAAGATATGGCATTTATCAGTAAAATAAAGGCAGGAGATTTTAACCAAAGGATTAAGTTAAAGTCGTTAACTACTGCACAAGATGATTTCGGAGGTGTTACAGGCACTTATTCTGTCCTGACTACGGTTTGGGCTGATAAGAACGTAAAGACCCTTAGAGACATCGAGGAGAAGTTTGAGGGCGATGAGCTTCAATCTTATGGTAGATTTGTTTACACTATAAGATACTCAAGTGAAACTAAAAATATTAAGTCAAACTGGATTGTTGAAGAAGTTGAAACAAGTGATATTTATGAGATTTTAGGTTTTGTTATAGACCCTCGTAAAGAGTTTATTGAAATATTCGTTAAACAATACTTACCAACACAATCACCTGTCTAGTATGGCTAAACCAAAAAAGAATCAAAACTTTACAATAAAGGTAGAAGGAGTTGAAAGAGTTAAAAGAGGACTTAAAAAGCTAGGATTAACCGCTAAACAATCTCGAACCGAAATAAACAAGGCTCTTAGACCTGCTGCAAATATGCTTTCAAGAGGTATTCGTAAGGCTTATAAGAACCAATTTAAAAGTAAGAACCCTGGTCGAAGATACGATCCAACATCCAAAAGCTATAAGCAAGGGATGAGAACGGCAGATACGATTGGAGTGATTACAGCAAGAAAGTCAAAGCAACCTGGGTTGTTTGTTGGACCAAGATTAAGAAAAGTAAACCCACACTATTTTAAAGGTAAGACAAGTAAGAATCTTGCTGCAATGCAAATAGAAGGGTATAAGGATAGGTCAGGAAGTATAGTTAAATTTCCTAATGTATTTGAGATAACGGCAAAATCAATGGGAAGTCAAGTATCAGCCAAGGCTCAGAAAGACTTAGGTAAGTTGATAGATAAAATGATAAGAAAAGCAGGATTTTAGATGTTTGCAATAATAGGACAAAAGATAAACGATAGGTTAAATAGTAATTCAGCATTTACTACTGCTAATGGTAATAATAAGGTTTTCCCTGTAATAATACCACAAGGAACAACTTACCCTGCAACGACTTACGAGATAGCAAATGTATCTAACTTTATGTCTAAGGGCAGCTCTTTAGAATCTTGTGATGTATCAGTAAACATATCTTGTTATGCAGAAGGGTATGGAACAACATATAACCAAGCTAAAGCAGTTGTA